CAGTGGGTCTCTCAGTAGGTTCTTCGAGTACATAAACTTCGGATTATACAGAAGTATATGTAAATTCTTCCACCAACTGTAGGCAGGCCCGTGAGGGTCTTTGCCTTTAATGTCCGAATGTCTGTGATGTTCTCTGTGTAAAGAACACCAGACAATCGCAGGTGTAACTCCTAATCCAGGCGCAAAGAATGCGAATGGATATTTTAACCAATCAGGACATTCCCATGATGGATGTGCTAATGCCCTATGGTAGAAAGCAGATATTACTACCCAACCTATAAATGCAACAAAGGGATACCATAACAGTGTTTGCCAGTTGCCAAGATATGCGATATCATAAATCAAATACGCAAGACATCCCCAAAATACTGTTAACAGTAGTTTACCTGTATTGACAAGTAAGAAGTCGTTAAACTTCGTCAGTAGGTTCGATATCTTCTTCAGCAACTTCCTCTTCCGTTTCTGGTGCTTGTTCTGCTTCTAGTTCATCCATTTCAGCATCAAACTCTTCTTCAGACATGTCTGCGTCTGCTAAAAACTCTTCTACTTCTTCATCACTAATATCAGCAATCTCTTCTTCATCATTAAAGATTTGTCCTGCCGTTGCAACTTTCTGTGCATTTAGTGCATCATTCATTTTATCTTGAATGATTGATTGGAATGAACCCTCTGCTTTATTCAACTCACCAACACTGATTTGGTTGATTAAGTCTTCAACTGCACTTGGTTCTGCTACTACTTCTTCTTCAGTAGGTTGTACTTCATTTTCTTCTAACATATTATGCTCCGAATTCGTCTTCGTCTTCATCCTTTACAGAATTTTCGCCTTCGACTTCTTGTTTCATTTGGTCAATGTCTTCATCAGACATCATCATTACATTTTTCATAACCCATTCACGAGAGAAGTATTCCCCAACATATTGTGAAATCTGGTCTAAAGTTTGGAGTCTCTCTCTGAGAATCTCCGAATCCTTTAGTTCTGTAAAATGGTTATCTCTTTGGAAATCGACATAAAGGTCTGACTTCCATGTATCCCAATCCTCTTCAGTAATTACACCCTTCAGAATAAGTTGTTTCTTCAGGATGTTAATGAAGAGAGTTGAAAACCTTTTACGGAGTCGGTCAATGAACTTCTGGAACTTGACCTCATCCCTATTAATCTCTGTACTTCTACCAAGAGAGAACTGTGCTTCTTGTTCCAATCTATTAAGAGGAACATTCAATGAACGATACAATCTCTTTTGGAAATACAGAATATCATCAATCTGACCTAGGTTCTCACCGCCTGGAAGTGTAGTAATCTCTGTTCCTCTACCACCTTCTCTTCTTGGCAACCAGAAGTCCTCAAGCATTGACATATGCTTACGGTCATCTTTGATTGTTCCTGTTCCTGCGTCATAGACAATCTTGTTTCTATAACGAGACATGATGTCTCTCATATATGCTTCGGATTTATTCCTAGGCATGTTACCGACATCAATGTAAAAAATTCTTCTTTCAGGCGCTCTTGCTAATCTGTAAATAACAAGAGAGTCTTCCATCATCCTTAACTGGTTGATGGGTTTGAGTGCCTTATGTAAATAAGATACGACTTGCTTCTTAGTTGGGTCTGTTAGACCACTGGTAGTGTAAGAAACAGAATCAGGAGACAACTTGACACCTTGATTAGTACCTGCCTTCTCTTGATAGATGTAAAACTCATTTACTTTCTCAACTATCTTTGCCCCAGTTACAGGGTCTTTCTTATGTTTGACTTCTTTTACTTTACGAATCTTTGAAGCATCAATAGGTCTAATCTCTTGGATACCTGCTTTCAGATTTGATTCGTTTGCTACGAGATGGAAATAAAGTCTACCATCTACATAGAATGAACGAAATATATCATGTCCAAGTTCACCGAACTTGAGCATGGCATAGATGTTATTAAATTCTTCTGTGATTTGTTTTTTAATTGCATCACTTACTTTATCAACCCTATCAAGGTTAAGTTCGCAAGAGACACCTTCTGAACCTACGATTGATTCATTTACAATATCTTCGATAGCGGCATCCACTTCTGGATGTTGTGCTACACCACGATATTTAAGGATTAACTGTGCGTTGTCTTTTGCCTTCGCACCATCCATGTCAATAAACTGACCATAATGTGAACCAGACGCAGTAACATACCCTGCACCGTCTTCATCGGTAGGGGTAACAATAGATTTCAGTTTTTCCTTATCTCTTAGTTCCGCATTAGAACCTGCTCTACGCAGTTCGAAACCAAAGAGTTTTAGTATACTATTATCTTGTTCTGCCATATATTATAACTCTCAAATTAAGGGGAAAGAGAACAATCTCTCCTTCCCCTTACTATGTATAACTAGATTAACTAGTTGTTCCAGATTCCCAGTATTGAACTGCGAACTCAGTTGTAAACTCTTCAACTGTATCGACTGTCTCGTAGTTAACATCAATAGCACTGACATTAATTGGGAAACAACCTCTAAAGTTGTAAGTTTTGATGACGGACTCATCTCTGTCGAGTTGCTCTACAATCAAGTCTGCTTGATAATCCACTGGATTAGTCAGACCTGTATTTGCTTGGTGAGCATTGATACCATTCATCCATCTCTCCATTGCGTTACGAACATTGAAGTCCGTATCGTTCAGGACAGTTACAGTCCAAGATTCGAAAGTTCTATCACCTGCAATTTTAAGTTGTCTACCACGGAATGGTATTTCAACTACATTCATTACAGATGCAGGTAACTGAGCTGCTTTACAGAGGAATGATGTAAGTTCTACATCACCACCTGCATAGCCTGGGAAGTTTACCGTTGCCTTAAATAGGTTAGGTCTTGCTCCACCACCTCTTAGTTTTGACTTAAAGTCATCTACTCCTAGAATTGCCATCTTACCTTACTCCTTAAACTGTGCCTACTACTTCTTCAAACTCAACTCCAGTTCTAACTGCGACAAAGTTAAGTGTCACGAAGTTAATACTTCTTGCTGGTTTGATGAAGATAGATGCGATAAATTCATTTCTATCAACCACAGCTGGTGTGTTGTTTGTAGCATCACACACAACTCTAAAGTCCGTAATACCTCTTCGACCTTGGATTTCTCTCAAGAAAGGTTCTACGATATTGACGAATTCTGCACGAGTGAATTCATCGTTGAATTCAAACATGACATTTCGTCCTGCGATAGCAATTGCTCTTTCGATACCAAGGAACAATCTACGAACATTAATTCTGTCAAATGCAGAAGGTCTTGATTCGTTTGTCTTGTCACCGAATAGAATTATCCCTTCGCCTGGGATATTAGCAATTGGGTTGATTCCTGCTTTATACAGAGCATCTCTTTCTGCCTTGGAAGGTGAAACAATGATATCTGTGATACCTAGATATCTACCTCTTCTAGAACCTGCGGGCGAGAACCAATTTGCGGCGACTAAATCAGTAGCAGCCATCAGTCCTGCGGTTGAAGAGTTAGCAGGTATCTTAATGTATTTGTCGTTATATTTGTCAAATACTTTCAGATAATTGTTGTCCTGTACCAAGTATGAGGACTTTGTATATGTGTTGTTACATGCTAGGATACCAGCGTTAGTACCTAATGTGACAACAGCGTTTCGACTTGGTGATGCAACGGCAACACAATCCTTACGGAGAGATGCAGCTGTTGATACTAAGTCATTTACGATAGTCGTTGCAGATGTATCTGTTAACGACTCTGGAGCAATTAAGAAGTCAACTTCTATATTGTCTTTGTCTTCAAACTTATCAAATCCTCTAAGAACATCGTCAGTTCCTAGTGAAGATGATGTGACACCAGAATGGAAACCGAAATCGTTTTGAGCAGAAGAGAATACAAAGTCAGACTTAAAGTCTTGAGTTGTACCTGTTTTTACTGCATTAGTATCCCAGTTTGAACCAATAAAGTCTGAAACGCCAGCAGAATCACCAGTGTGAAGTCTACCTGCGTATACCCAGTCTGATTGCAGTCTTAGAACATCTTTATAAAAGTTTGATGTTCCGTCTGCTCTCTTAGCATTTTTTGCTACAGAGAGGAATGGGAATGTTTCCAGAACAGTGTCAGGTGTTCCTGTTATTAAACCATCTTGGTCAATTACAATAACATGAATTTCGTCATTCTTACCATTTAGGTCAGATACGAACTTCGATGTTCCAGGCGCACCATCGAACTCACCTTTGTGAGCCCATGCGTTAAAGTTGGTAGCACCACCATTGTCACTATCTGAACCACAGATAGAAACTTTGAGAGATGAACCAAGAGAGCCTGGGTATTTGGCAATGAATGCACCATCAGATGAATCAATGCTAGATGCTTCAAAAGCATCCAGATTGTTAAACTTCTGGGCAGTCAAATTTCCAAGACTGGCATTGTTACCTAAAGCATTCACAGCATCACTATCACATTCTCTTACAACGAATAGTGAATTAGAATACCTCAAGAAATAAGCGGCAGAGTGAAAGTCTACCGAATTATCATCGGTTGGAGCAGAGAAGGTGCTAACTAAACCTGACTCATCAGAGACAAGTGTAGCAACGCCTACAGGCCCCCATCCGAAGTTCCCCACAAACGCACCAGTAGAAGTTTGAACATTAGGCACTACGCCTGTTAGGTCTATTTCTTTAACTGATACGGCAGGAGAAGCAGAGGGTGTAAAAAGTGCCATAACCTTTTCCTTTTTTCGTTAATCTAATTATAAGTTAATTCATAATACGGTAGTTTCTCAATACTTCTATTTATACAAAGACAGGTTTTGAGAACTATTCCCAGTCTGATACCGTACCTTGACCGAACTTTTCTTGCCAATATTTTACTTCTTGGTCTTTTTCATAGTTATCAACCCCATCATCTATGTGTCCAAAAGGTGGAATATCTTGTTCAATTTCTTCCATTTTCTTCTTAAACATCATCTCTTTGAGATTAATATCGGTCATTTCACTGAAGTAACTAGTGGATACAAAGTATCCAAACATAACTAGATTCATCATTAAATCATCATAATTACCATCACTTGCTTCGTAGGACTGTCCTTTAGAGACAAATGTGGATATTTCTAATATTGTTTGTTCGTCTTGAATCTGTAATTTTTTATGTTCAAGTATATCTTTTATTGCGGAGCAACCAAGTCTTTTAACCTTTCGATTCATTTCGATACCGATTCGGTCTGCCTTGATTGCCGATTCGAGGTGTATATTGTCGTATTCTAAATCATGATATAGACCATTACATACTACCTGTCCAGAATCATTGGACTCAATCACTACATATGCATCATTGTAGAGATGTGCATACTTATATATAATATTAGGAAAGAGTATTGGAGATATAGAATTATTGCGATAGACAGCAACTTGTTTGAACGGTCTCCTGCTAATGTCGATTACCGTAAAGGTAGAATAATCCTGTCCTCTTCCCTTTGATACATCTACAGTCATGATATATTCATGTTTTGACTGAGGGGTGTTATATACTAGTAAATCGCCTCCCTCATGCATTTCTTTTGGGGGACTTGCCCTAAATGACAGTAATGTATCTGCATTGATAAGGGTATCTCCTGTCCCATAAAAGGTATTACCAAACTCTTGGTCAAACTGTAATTGGGATGTGTTTGCTATTGTTTGTCTTTTCCATTCCTCGTCACGGCCTGGGACATCCCACCAGTTGACCGTAAACGGTTTGAATTCATTTACTCCTTGTGTTGCCCCTTCCCAGATTTTGTGGAAAGTGTTTCCAATTCCATTCGCAGTGCTTGTAATGATGACTTTAGTATCCTTACCTGCGGAGATAACTGGGTAGGTCGAGGTGTAGAATTCGTTTGCTCTCTCCACGAATGCAAACTCGTCAAGAAATAGTAAGTTAACAGACATACCCCTAATGGAACTACCAGAGGTAGCACTGGCAATAATACGACTGTTATTACTAAACTCAATCGAACCTTTGTTGAGTGCCTTCGTCCCAGGCTGTAGAAAGAACGGCAGATTTTCAAGCATGAGTGTAACACGAGATAACATCTCTCTTGCCACCGCACCCTTGTTTGCGAGAATTGCAATTGTTTTCTCGCTATGAAAACAAGCATACCATAATAGATAACCGACAGACGATATCGATTTTCCAGATTGCCTACAAGCAAGAATGATAGAAAATCTCTGATTATTGAAATGCTCGAACATCTTCTCCTGATAAGGATATAGTTCAAATGGAACTAATCCATCATCAAGTGAAATAACTTTTAGATATTTCTTACAGAAGTATACTGGGTCTTTGCCACACTTGACATATTCCTTGACCTCATCTTCTGTAAATTGATGCTTGACCCCATCTCTCTTGACATTTACATTGCCAAGGTAATGGTCATTTGTCTGTTGGTTCTGCATCAATTACCACGCCTTTGTTTTCATCTTGTATTAGTCTTTGTAAGTCTACTGTCGTGCCAAGAAACAAGTTATTCGTGGTATTGCCTAATTGTTTAGGTTCGTCCTCTTTGTTAATGTCTTTGTTCTTTTTGTTCAAATCCATTAATTTATCGTTGATGTCTGCCATGTTTTTCATCATAGTGGATAACACCTCAAATGCTCTGGGGTGTTCACTTTCACGAGCAACATCAATCATCAACTCAAGACTCTCTTTACCTTTTTCTAATAACTCATAATATGTGTCACGAGAGTATTCGTAATCATTCTTTACCTTGTCATTCATCTAACTACCGTCACTGTCTAAGATTGTTTCTGTAAATCCATAGTCACTGTCCATGCTTACACTGACAGGATTAGGAGTTACTTTCAATGTTTGCAGATACTCATCGGAGTCTGCAAGTCCTGCTCCAATAATAAAGAATTCGTTACGGACATCACGAATGATTTTACCATCATTCAGAGGCCCATGGAACGCAATCTTCATATCAAAATCTAAAGAATACACAATGGTTCTTCTTTGTTCTATTGCACCTTCAAAGTCATCCTGCATCTGTACACCAGTCAATGTGATAGGCACATCTTCTGTTAGAGTTGCGATATCACTAAAAGGTTTTACAGTCACAGTATACTGTGGTGTAAAGAACGGTAATACTTGCTCTACAATCTGTAGGGCATCATCCTGCGACTTCGCATATACATTCAATTGAAACGATATATTATACGGAGTCGAAGTAAATAGTTTTTGTCTGCTATTCACACTGTTGGCAATAGCAGTTGAAATATTGTTTGTTTTAGGCAGTTGTCTTTCTGCATCGTATGTCATCTGAGTAATCTCAAAAGACATTCTTGGCAACTTGATTGCTACTCGTCTTTCTGCATCCTCACCATTATTCATCTCTTGAATTCTTTGCAAGAAGTTTCTCTTTGGTGCATATGACAAAGGAACTTTTGCTTGTGAGATTACTTCGTTAGAACTGTTCTTTCTTACCACATACAGGTTATTGAACAGTGACCCAAAGACGGATACTGCGGTTCTAACTCTCTTGTGATAGAAATGTGTACCAAACATTATGAAATGTCTCCAAACGGATTGGACTCAGAGAAGTCTAAGAAGTCATTCTCAAAGTCATCAAATATCTTATTCTGTTCACCTTCTTGTATCTTATTTAGTTCTTCTACTAATGTAGGTGTTGCAACCGCACCAGAGGTTTGACCAACCACTTGTTGACTTGTTGTGAAAGTATGAAACTTACCATCTGTAGCACCTGCATGAACAATCTGTAGAATGTTACCTGAGTCTGTGAAGTGTGATACCTCACCTTTCATATCATATGTACCAAACCCTTGGGTTACATTTTCACCTACATCGAATCCTACAGAAGCAGAATCCAGTGTAAGTTTGTATGTGTATGCACCTTCAAACTCTACAACATCGATATCTGCAATACCAGTATCAAGGTCTTCATCATTGTATTCGAACAACTCACAAGTCATTCTAAATGTAGGCAGTTGACTTACTTGGAAGAATGGTGTTTCAGTTTCAACCTTACGAATCTCAAAGATAGACTTAGATAAAGGTAAGAATATTAAATCACCTTCTCTTGGACGGAAGTTAGCAGATGCTAATCTATCACCAATGAGTTTAGTCCATCTCTTTCTAGCAACAACAAAGGTTGCTTGGTCTCTAAGTTCTACACCAAATTTGGTGAATAGGTCACCCTCACCGTCAAATGCTTCGGTGTTTTCGATGTACATTTCGATTTTATATGCGTTACCGAAACGAGAAGGTACATCATCAAGGAATATTTTGTCCTTATTGATTACCTCTCTGGGCAGATAATAAACATCTTGCCCATACATTTGGAGTGCTTCAATTGTTATATCTTCGTAAAGATTCTGTTCTGAACGCACATCATATTTGAAAAACCTATTGGTTGCCATTCTTTACCCCATGAAGAAATCTGGTGGAGTATCATACTCATTATACAATCTCTGCCTTGCGACCTCTATCTCTTGGTTTGCGTCCTCTATAATTTGTCTACCGTTGAGTGTTACACCGCCTGGAAGTTGCATCCCCTCAAACTTAATAAGGTTCTCACCCCATTGTCTTTTAATAAGAGCAGTAGCATATTCTTTTAGGAATACATTATCCCACAGATGTGTACCAGCTGCTTCTGGGTCAGATGCAATATACATTTCGATAACAATAGTTTTACCTACTTTCAAGTCACCGTTTGCAGTCAAGTCACCCCATATTTGTAGAGTGTTTCCATTTCGACTGTATTGAATTTGTGGTGTACCTGTAAGTTTCATATCAATCAATGCGACATACTGTTGCATCTGTTCGTAATATGCAAGGTCACCTACAGTCTGTTCTAATTGGAAAAAGTCATTCAATCTCATTTGATACTTGATATCAAAGAAGTTTGTAGATGCTCCTGAGTCTTCCCATGGTAGTACACGAACAACCTGAATGATGTTATCAGCATTTAGGTTAGTAAAGGTAATATCATCAAAATCAATTGTTCCAGTATCAATCATTCCTTGAGTAATTACAACAGGAATGTATGCACGGAAAGAACCTTCTGCACCGTAATCACTAAACAATTGTAAAGCATCATCTACACGGTCTTCTATTTGTTGGTCATCGACATTTATTTCGATAACAGGATGACCCAATCTGCGAAGACAGTAGTCTATGAATTCATCCCTATTTGTTAATTGTTTTCTAGGCATATCTCTATTTATCCTTAGTTCAGAAGTGACCCTGACGCATTGTAAACATTGATTCTATAATAAGTACCTTGTTGTCCGTCTAGAGTATCAGCATTCAAACCTGAACCATTAGAATCAACAGTCTTAATTAAGTCCATCACATTCTGTCCAGTTACAGTAAATGCACCTGTTCCTGAATTATATCCAAATCCAGTAGCACTAAACATACCTCTAACATTTGCGGAGTCAATATTGAATTCACCAGACGAAACACTTAGACCTTTATTAGCAGTCAAGTGCGCTCTTACCTCTGAAGCACTAGGCCCTGTGTATGTTAGGACACCTGTACTATTATCATATCCAAGAGAACCATCTCCACCTGCATCAGTAACCGATATTGCAGTTCTTGCAAGAGTCGTTACCCCTGCGGAATCAATCTCTGGTCTTGATATAGAGAACTCACCAGTTCCACTATTATATGTTAAGTCTCCACCTGCGGAGAACATTGCTCTTACATTTGCGGAGTCAATACTGAATACACCTGTTCCAGATGCGTATACAAGACCTTTATCTCCTGAGATATTGTCTCTTGATATCTTAATAATGTCTGCGGAATCTACATGCAAATCACCTACATAAAGGTCATTTGCTCTAATAGTATTACTTGATAATGTAAGGTCACTATCAGGTATTGCAGAGAATCTTGATGCTACCGTAGTAACAAAACTACTACCATCAGCAGTATTAATTGTGAATACATTGGTTGCACTATCAAAGGAAGTGGATGATACACCTGCAACAGAAGTTGTTGATGCACTTGTAATTCTACCTTTGGCATCTACTGTGATGACTGGAACTAATGAACCAGAACCATAACTTCCTGCGGTTACTCCACTGTTTGCAAGTGTAGTATTAAGTGTTACCCCAGTATTACCATTAAACGATACATTTGGAGCAGTAACATCACCAGTGATATTAAAGTTCTGTGCGGAATCTAATAGTTTAGCACTATTTGCTATTCCTGTCAAGTTTCCTGTGACATTACCTGTAACATTACCTTCTAGAGTATCTACTTTTAGGATACCTAGACTGAAAGATGAATCAGCAACATTAATTGTACCGCCTGGGTTTGAGTCGTATTCATCTACAAGTTTCCATCTATCATCGGAAACATCATAGAATAGACCCATGTAGGTAAACCCTACACCTGAACCACCTGTGTTTCTGTTTGTAAAGAAACCAGTATCTACATTGATTGGTGATGCCGTTCCTTTCCAGACATCGTTTAATGTGTGACCAGTTGTTGCACCAAACTCAATCGATATATTATCGGTAGAGTGAATTAATTGTGCGTCCCCAGTAATATCTTGGTTTTGTAAGATAGGTGATGCAAAGGCACTGTCAGCACCTAATGCAACAGCAAAGGTATCTACACCCCCAGTACCAGTACCTACACCGTCAATCTTAACATAGTAAGTCTGTGGAGTTGTACCTTTGAAGAATCCTGCATAGAAGGCATCATCAAGACCAGTACCAGTAAATGTTGTTCCTGCTTCACCAATCGCATTACCTTCATTCAATCTGAAGAATGATGAACCTGCGGTTACATCTGCGGTTGATACAGTTGTTGTCGTTCCTAGTACACTTAGATTACCGTCTACCTGTAAGTCTGTTCCAACATGAGCAGAAGTTCTTACACGGAATGAATTAACTGAGTGGTTCTGTTGATTAACAAGTAAGACACCATTATTAGAGTCAGCATTTACAACCCAACCCAAACACATTGGATAGTTTGGATATGTTGGAGATGCATTCTGAACCAATCCAGGCCCTAAACCTACGAAGAAGTTTGTACCTGCACTTAGACCAGAAGTATTCAGTCCTGTAAGTTGTCCTGCAATAATACAGAAACCATATGAACCATTAGCAATATCAGAGGCGGCAAGACCTTGAGCATTATATGCGTTTACATCTGTTGCGTCTGCAAGTCCTACTAAAGGAACATCGATATCACCTGCACTATAGTTACCACTAAAGTATAGAGGTGAACCTTTGGTAATTGTTGAACCAGTATTGTTATAAACTCTTTGGTGTTCTTCAATACCCAGATTGTGAATTACATTTTGGTCATCACTGTAATAGTTCAGTGTTTTATTTACACTTGAATACCATAATCTACCTTCTTGATAAGGAGCATCAGCAGTGAGAACATCGTAATCTACTTGTAGTGCTTTTACACTATCAAGATGTGCAAGACCATCTACATGTAGTGTAGTAATGTTTGCACTGTCTAGGGTTGCTTGTGAACCTGTAATTTGTGTCGTAGCAAGGTTTGTGATTGTTGCACTGTCACCAAAGGCAGAATCAAAGAGTAAATGTGACCCACTGATTCTTCTGATTTGAGCAGAGTCAAACTGTACACCATCTGTAGTTGCAACTGCTTGACCAATACTAATCGTACCATCACTATAGGTTACACCAGTACCACCAGAGAACATACCCTTGACATTTGCAGAGTCAATGTTAAACTCTCCGTTTGATACTGAGAGTCCTTTATTGGCAGTTAGATGCGCTCTTACTTCTGAAGCACTTGGGCCTGTATATGTTATTGTTCCGTTACTGGAGTTATATGCGAGTGACCCATCACCCCCTGCATCCGTTACAGATATCATTCCACGAACATTCGCAGAATCTATATTGAACTCACCATCAGTTACGGAGAGTCCTTTGTTTGCAGTAAGGTGCGCCCTTACTTCGGTGGCACTAGGCCCTGTGTATGTGAATACTCCAGTGCTATTATCGTATGCAAATGAACCGTCACCCCCTGCGTCTGTCGCAGATAAATGCGCTCTTACTTCTGAAGCACTTGGGCCTGTATAGGTGAACACACCTGACGAACTGTCATATGTTAATGAACCGTCACCACCTGCATCGACAACAAACAACGATGCTTTTGCATCACTATCTGCACGAGCAGTGGTATAATAGAGGTTAGTTCCCTCTGGAAGTTGTCCAGTATTTGCATCACCAAGGTCACTATCAAAGTTTGCCTTAGTGTAAACAGATTCTACATCGAATGAGAACTGACCAGATGCACTATCATATGATAGGTCTCCAGATGCGGAGAATAGATTTCTAATAGTTGTAGTTGTCTGTGCATCTACATTATCGAATCTAATACTTGTAATGGTAGCAGAATCAAAGGTTGCCTGACTACCTGTTAATTGTGTGTTTGCTAAATTAGTGATTGTGGCAGAATCAAGAGTTGCTTGATTACCAGTCAATACTGTATTTGCTATATTAGTTATTGTAGCACTATCACCAGTAAGATTTACTATTCTACCTAAAGGTGATGTAATATTTGTACCAACAGAAATTGTTCCTGTATATGTTGCGGAGTCTGCGATAACATCGTCATATACTAAGTCACCTGTAACATTCAGATTACCTAAAACCGTAGCATTACCAGTAACATTCAGAGTTCCAATGTCTGCACTATCGATTGTTGCCTGAGACCCAGTGAACTGAGTATTTGCTAAATTAGTAATCGTTGCACTATCATTAGCACTTGACTTATCTAATAGTTGATGCCATGAACCACCATGAGCAAAGTAACCTTTACCTGTTGCATGAACATGTGCAAACATACCATGATAGGCACTTGCATCTGGAAGGTCACTTAACTGTGAGAATACATTGGCATAATATATCTTACCACCTGTGGTAATGTTATTACCTTCAATTGATACTCCACCAATATTTGCGGAGTCAAAGGTTGCTTGAGAACCAGTGAAGTT